CGCAGACCGGGCACAGGCGGGATGGTCTCGAGTTCAATCCCGCGAAGCGCGTCATCTCCAGTCTCACCTCGGCGCAGGACCCCACCCGATTCAAGAGCGATAACAACGGGATGCATTTGATGTACAACAACCAACCGGCGCCCGGTATTTCGAATTTCAAGGGTGGCTACACGAACACCGTGGCGGCTCAGATGAACGCGAAGAACAACGAGCAGTTGATGAAGTACGGATTCCGCCCGGAGGACAAGCGTGGAAAGGCGAACCGTATGGGCAACGCCGGGCGTATGAATGTGAGAGAGTCGGCGCTCAAACAAGGTGGCGCTGTGACCGCGGTCCGAAGCGACACGAGCCGAATAGACGGGCGCCTCGCGGCTGCCAACGGTGGGTGGATGCAGAATTACCAACAGAAGCCCTACCACAATTTCAACGCGTACAAGGGCCAGGGCAATCCTCACGTCAACAACCTCGGTCTGGTCAAGAGACAGTTGGAAAACAACCCGCTCGCGCACCGATTCTACCAGTGAAAATAGGTTTAAGAATAAAAGAAAACACTCATTAAAATATTATACCTGTATTTTAATGAAGGTTCATAACTTTACGATCGACAGTAGTCAGAGGGACCCGACTGTCCACGCGAACCCGAATGATTACACCGTGAGTCTGGACGACGCTATATACGACGTGCAGCAGATAAAATTAGTCAGTGGACGCGTGCCTTGTCCGCAACTATTGATAAACGAGTCGAATCAAAGTTTCAGTTATTCACAAGGTGGAACTACATATGGAGTAACATTTCCCCCTGGAAATTACACGGGTACGGAGCTAGCGGCGTTATTCCATCCGGATTTCAACATCTCTTACATCGCGTCTAAGAATAGTTTTGGTATGGGAACTCCCGTCGGTGGGGAAATCACTTTCTTATTTGCATCTGGAAACGGTGGTGGACAATCAGCAAATACAAACATACACGAAATACTGGGCTTGCCACCCACAGATATTACAATGCCCGGAAACATTTTCGGCGCGGCTAATTTTAAAGGTCCCAATTCCCTAGTGCTGCGCATCTCGTCTGGATCCGAAAAGATGAATCAGAGTGTGTACGTGTCCGAACCGTATTATACCGGTCATATCCTTCTGGACGGAACTGACTTTGTGAACACGAACGGTAACGACGATAAGTTGACCCACGAATTTCATTCCGGTGCTCTTAAATCCGTCAAGGATCTTCGCATCGAGTTTTTCTATATGAGTCAAGGGAAGTTGATTCCTTATGATTTTAGGAACCAGAATCACGTGCTGAAATTCGAAATCACCTGTTCCACCGACAAACTGGAGAATCTGACATCCATGTCACCAGCCGAGGAAGAAAAAGAGGTCGTAAACATTCCAGATACGACTACTGTCGAAAAGGAAAAGAATCTTTACGAATTCAAAATTGAATGGATTTACATCACGCTCATAGTCTTCACAGGAGTTCTCCTGATCTTATCTATGGGTAAGAGACGTACCGCTTAGCGGGTGATGGCGTAGACCGGCTGGGCGGGCTTGGAGACACGGCCGTTGACGGTAGTCACGATGAGGTACACCACGACGGAGAGAAGGGTGGTGAGGAGGGCGGTCATGGCGTAAGCCTTGCCGCCGTTGCGGGGGACCTTGACCACCTGGGTGATCGACCAGCGAACGAAGTCCTGGACGGACATCGCAGCGGCGAAAGAGAAACCCGCGACGATGGAGTTAAGGGTCTGGGTAGAAAGCTCCTGTGAGACGAGGTTGACCGTTTCGATGGCGGCGGACATTGTGTTGGTTATATATTAGACGGGGAAAATAATTCATTCGAATGACAATTTCTCCGGTTCGACTATCTTTTTAAATTTTTTAGACCGTATCTTTTTGGTTTTAGTGAAAAGTTCGTCGTCTGAATCATCTGTGCTGCTCTGCTCTGATTCATACCGCTTAAACTGCTCCTCATCGTCGTTGAAAGACCATGGCTCAGGTTCATTCATTCTGTTTATTGATAGCATTTTTTAACATCTCCTCTACCGGGGATTGAGGAGTCCACGTATCCCACAGGTCAAACGCCAGATTAACTTCAGTCAGAAAGGGGTCATCTCCTGAGTACCTGACGAAGTCGGGACATTCCTCTTCTGGGACCTCCTCAGCCTCCTCCTGCTCAGAGTCGGTGTAAATTTCTGGCATAGTGCTCCCCACACACTGACCCACTGTGCACATCGCACAATACTTTTGAGCATATTCGACGTCTCCTGATATTATTACGTCCCTGCCACATCCTTTGGCGTATTTACCTGCGATCAGCACACTCTTTTCGAACACAGGTAAGATGATGTCCGTCATCGCAGAGATCCAATTTTCCATCATATTTTCGTCGGAACCACCGAATCCGGTTTGCATTAACATTAAATACAGGGGAGATTGTTTTATTTCTAATAAAACGTCCCAGACTGAGTAAAAAAAAGAGGTAATAAAACCCCCTGTACTATTAGATGAATCTTCAGCTGAAGAAGTTCAAACCCGAGGGGATGACGGACGACCGTGTGTGTGTGTTCATTGGGAAACGTAACACCGGTAAGTCCACGTTGGTAAAGGACATAATGTATCATAAGAAACACCTTCCGGCTGGTATCGTGCTCTCGGGTACCGAGGAGGGTAATCATTTCTATTCTACCTTTATACCCGACCTTTTCGTGTACGGGGACTATGATCGCGATGCAATAGAGAGAGTCATGGCCAGGCAGCGCAAGCTGGTCGGCGCCGGGAAGAAAAATTGCGGCGCCTTCATGCTTCTGGACGATTGCATGTACGACTCGAAGTTCTTGAAAGACACGTGTATTCGTCAGTGCTTTATGAACGGTCGTCATTGGAAGATTTTTTTCATGTTGACGATGCAATATGTGATGGACTTACCACCGGCACTTCGAGCTAACGTCGACTACGTTTTCATCCTTCGTGAAAACATCATTCAGAACAGAGAGAAGTTGTACAAGGCGTTCTTCGGAATATTTCCTTCTTTCGACATGTTCTGTAAAGTCATGGACGCATGTACCGAGAACTACGAGTGCTTGGTCCTGGATAATACCGTCAGATCAAACAGAATCCAGGACTGTGTGTTCTGGTACAAGGCGACGGTCAGGAAAAACTTCAGGGTGGGAAGTCCCGACCTCTGGAAACTGCACAAGAAGATGTATAATCCCAGGCACGGAGACGTCAAGGAGGAAGACGCTAAGAAGGCGACGAAACAGACTAGGTTGAAAATCACAAAGACGAGGTGACCTGCGTCTGAGGCAACATTGAAAAAGCTATGGGTATATTAAATGGCCGACCCACGTGTTACCACGATGAACCTCTCAGACAACGGAGACGGGATGGTACCCCTCAATCCGACCACGGCGTTTCATCAAAACGAGGCGTCGTATGCGATTCAGGAGGAAAAAAATATAATTCAACAACAAGAGACGATGGACTCTACGCCGATTCACGATATTATGATGGAACCTCCCACCATGACCCACGAGCCCAAGATGCAAGGTGCCATGCCGCACATGACAGCTCCGGATCCTCAGGGTGCGTATCAGATGCAGGCGGAGAAGCCCGCGAGCAAGAATGTGTTCAACTTGACCGATGATCAGCTCACCGCTCTCGTCGCAGGTTTCTGTGCGGCGGTTTCTGTGTCTAAGCCCATCCAGGACCGCCTGGCGACCTCTATCCCCAAATTCCTTAACGAACAAGGGGGTAGAAGTTTGGTCGGACTCGCCTCCACCGGAGCAGTGGCGGCCGTCGTTTTCTTCCTAGTGAAGGATTACGTGGTTAAGAACTAATTCTCCCAACCCATATTAGAATAAATGCTCCCATCGAAGAACTGGTGCGCAATCAGATTACCAGCCACGAAAGTCCCAAGTAATAAGGAAATAAGCTTCCATTTCTTACTGCTCGGGGCGTTAGGATCCTGCATAGCCTCGCGTGTGTCAGGCGAAAACTGATTTATTATGTATATCATCGCGAAAGAAATAGCGGTGGCCGCGAAGAAGAAACCCCTGTCGACGGCGAGTCGAGGGAACTTTCCTATGGAGAACCGCAGAAGGTTGGGAACGATGAGCGTCATCCAGATGAGATTGATGGTATAGTCTCGAGAGAACTGAGGGACGGCGAGCATCGAGAACACGATGACCCAGGCCATGATGGCCTGACCCAGGACGGAATAAGGTGTTTTCATTAAACTACACTAAGATTATTTTAGCGGTCCTGGACGTGTTGACCACAGAATTCGGTCTTCTCCATAACCCGCTCGTAGACGCCCAGGTTGACGCAGATGTCTCTGAGTTCCTCGTAATTCTTCCAGAACTCTGGACTGTGTGAGTACTCCTTCACCGTGCAGTGCGCCAGCTCGTGGATCAATACGTGAAAGATCTCGTTTGGCTCTCCGTCGAGGCACACCGCGATCTCACCGCCTTTGTTAGTGTTCGTACCCACGGTCTGACTCATCCAGAGGTTTCCCGTGATGGGGATGTGACGCGTGAGCATCTCGAACTTCTCGTTCTTTGCCTCCTTGAGATGTTCCCTGAGTTTTTTGTATTTTTCGTTCACCTCCTTCAACTTTTCGTTTTGCCTGGTGGTGAACACTATGACGAGGACCACGACGACCAATAGGTACTTGATCATCTGTTACTTATACACAAAGATAAATTTAGTGTACAGTTCGGATATAGGGTTTCCCTCCAGACCCTCCCACAGCGCCAATCTAAACCCTAATTCTTCTAAGTGCGTCACTAATAAATCTTTGTACGCGACGGGCTCTGATTTAGGCCCTTCCGCATAGAACGGGGTGTCCACCAGGTTAACAAACAGTTTCTCACCAAACCCGCCGTTCGCGTGGTCCTTGAGTTTGAAAAAATTACCACTCTCGTCGAGGTACGGTGTGCCCCATATTATCTTCTCCGAGTCGGGGATGATTCCTATCAATTTCCCACCGGGTTTCAACCTCTTCCTTATTTCGTGAAGTGAACTGTGAAAGAGGTCTCGCGTGGCGAATATGTAGTGCAGTGAGAAGTTATAGCACACTATGTCGTGCTTTCGGTTCGGACACCCGTGTATGTCACCCTCATAAAAGTTCACTCGGAGGTGCATATTCCTGGCACGGGACCGAGCCTCTTCCAACGCGGACGGCACTGGGTCGCACATGTTCATGTTGGCGCCACATTTGTGCCATTTCTGGAGATCACCGCCGAATCCACACCCCACGTCCAGGATCGAGTTCCCACTCTCGGTCACGGACTGGATCAGGGTTCGTTTGGCCTCGTTGTGAGTCTTCCTTAATTCTTCCATACTTACTCTGACTTCGTGTGTAAACTTTAATTACTTAAAGTTTTAGGTGGAGAGAGTACTATAAGCAATGTCTCTTACTCAAGATTATACCACTGTTCCCGGTCAGCTGTACGCCTGCCTCTCGGTCGTCGGACCGGAATCGCCACAGAAGAACGAGAAGTTCGGCATCAAGATTCGAGGCGCGTTCTCTAACCGAGATGAAGCCTCTAATCACGCTAAGCGGCTTCAGAAAGAAGACCCCACTTTTGATATTTACGTCGTAGACATGTATAAGTGGCTCTTAATCCCTCCGGACCCCAGTGCAATCGATGACACGCACTACACTAATGATAAACTCGAGGAGATCATGATTGGATACAAGGAGAATCAAGCGATGGCTGCTAGAATGTTTCAGGAG